TTCTTTATCGTCATCTGTTCCAGCAGCATCAGTCAATTTACTAGGAGCACTGTTGTATAGTGCAGAACCAGTTGAAATTGTGTAAGTATTCGTCTGATTGGTTGTTGGAACGATATATCTTAGTATTGTAGTCTGAACAGATACGTCACTTACGCATCTATCCGCTAAAGTAATTGCTTTTTCAAATGCTTGTGATCTAAACGTAGAGTTAAAGTTATTGATCTGTGTTTGGGTAGCCCAACTCGTAATAGCGTTTGAAACGTTAGTTTTAATAGTTGATGTATCAGATCCGCAACCTGTATCATACTGAATGAACAGTTTTGGATAAATGTATACATTTTCAGGGTCAATAACGACTGGATCAATAGATGCCATCGCATATGCCCTTAGTTTCGCTGCAATATCCTTCTTTGTAGCGTCATTTAGCAGAGATCCCGTCTTAGTTTGTATCGCAACATACACTTTTCCGTAAATTGGGGGATTTAATGAATCTCCACCATATGCAACCACGGATTGTGCGTTATCATACACTTTTTTCGTAATAAGAGCATAATCTTGCGATGTAACTGCTCTATATTGAGAAGAATAGTATCTTGGAGCATTATATTTGATAGATTCCATGCTCTCAGCAGCTTCACCATACTGAGATTTCTCTTTTATGGTCGTTGTGACTGCGGAAGAAGTATAACTTGTGCCTAAATTATCGGTAAACTTACCAATTAGTCCAAATACGTTAACATCATTAGCTTCAGCACCACTTGTTACCAAGTATTCTAAATCAATGACCTCTCCGTCTTGTACAGCACGTCCAATACTACCATCACCAAACTTTATCTCATAACGCATATCTTCACCCTCTGCAAGGAAGTATATACGTGATGTAGCGAGTAAATTGGTTACAGTATCAACCTGATTATACAAATCAGACGTTGTAGAAGATTCGTTTGCCTTTATCCTTACAGAAAGAGTAGAAATATCACAATCTTCCGAAGGAACCTTGTAAATTTGAGATGCAAAGGTATTAACAACGTAAGAAAAGTTCACAATAGTGCCTTCTTTGATCTGAAGATTGTCCATTGTGGCAATTCCTGTAGTAGGATCAACTTCAGCAGTAATTGCTGATGTAGTATTCCAAATAAAACCACCACCAGTCGCTACTGGTCCTTTTGCTAGTGTTACAGTGCTAGGATAGGATCCAGAAGTCTGAACTGTCTGAATTACGAGTTTTAAACACGCTCTGGAGGCAATAATTGACTTTGGAACGTAATTTAGGAGTTTTGCAATATTTACAACGTTGTCACGAACAGTCGCTGAGGGTAGAAATGCCTCATTCATGGACATATTCGCATTAAATGCGGAATAATAGGTATTATACGCTAAAACGTCAATCAGATACGAAAGTGCAGCACCTTCAAAGTCGTAATCTGTAAATTCTTCTCTAGTTCTCAGATAAGACTTAATAGAAGACTTAATATCTGTAAAATCTAATGCTGTTAAATTATTGGGTTGCATTATTCAGGTCTCTGTAACACGAAAGATACGGTTTCAACAATAGGTTGACCAACGATTCTGTATTCAACAGTAACATCAAACGAGTTTTGATCATCGTTTGGTAGTACAGCTACAGTACCGAGAGTTATCCTAGTTTCATACTGACCAAGAGTATTTATGATCTCATCCTTGATTGAGTCAGCCGTAAACCCATCTAGGGGCTCAAATAACAGTTGAAATACATTACAACCTACTTCTGGTTGGAATAATTTCTCTCCCATTTGAGTTAATGTTAAATTCTTAATTGCTTGTTTGATAGAATTATCGTTCTTTACAGTTGAAGCGTCCTTTGTAAAGGGATTTTTGAGAAAACCAACTGCCACGTCCTTATATGCACGTGATAAATTGATATCTTTGCCGTCTACTTCTTTTAATGCCATCCCTATACGCTATAAAATGTATATTTCAAGAATAATTCTTCCTTAGGACCGATTGATCGGATCGTTTTTACATAATATCTATTACCTACAAGGTATTTTTCACAATTTGGGTGTTCAGAGTGGTTTATAAACCCTCCTAACGGTGTCCTAATGATTTCATCATCAATTATTAGGTGCGACATACCCAATTCAGTGCCTATTTGAATATCCATCATAGAAAATATGCCCTGTCCTGCGACTGGACTCTTTCCGATGTATAAACCGTCTGGCAATGCCTTGTATGTCACCTATTTACATAACAACTAATTATTATTTATCTTGTTAGCGCAATCCTTTAAATGAGAGAGTCTCTCCCATAGTACATTAGAACGTGGATCAGTCTTACGACGAATCCACAACGACTCTACAATTTTATCAAATTCATCATCGGTAACCCAAAGAGGCATAGGAACAACCTTGGATTTATTCAGTCTGGACTCACTCCATGCCTCTTCTATGTGATCAGGTTCCTTTGTCATTAAATCTTACTCCCTCACAATCTGCTTTGGAACAATAATATCTAGCTTCCTTATCAGTTTTAGTAGTAAGGTATTCACAATCTGCTGCCCATTCGTCCATTGCCTCCTTAACAATGGACTTTACTTCGTCTTTCCACATCTTACGATACTTTTCGTATCGTTCCATTCTCTTTTCTTTGATCTTTTTAAAGTTGAACATTACCGTCCTTGTCCTCTATAACGCTTTTTTGCCTTATTTCGTGATGTTGCCGAAATTTTTGTGTGCTTTCCCTCCCCTTGACGAGTCTTTTTGGGTCTTGCTTCAATATATTCACCCCCAGTTAGACTTTTTTTAACAGCCATAGTAGTAAAAACCTCTTTTATATGTGGTTCGCCGCGAGGCGGACGCTAATTATAGCATC